ATGAAAGAACAAGGATCTCCTGTAGCTTTTGCTGAGGGTGGGGTAACTCAAGCTCTTTCTAGTGATCCTAAAGAAATAGACCAAGCTATTAATAAGTTTATGGAATTAGCTAGGCAGAATCCAACTATGATGGAAGAGTTAGCTGGAAGAGGTATACAGGTTAATCGTACAGAAGCTACTGCACAACCTAAACAAATGCAGGAACGAAACTCTCCACCAGAAACAACTAACCCAGTAATTAAAAAACCTATTGATGCTGCTGCGGGTACGTATGCTGTTCCAGGAGCATCTTATGCAACAAGTCGAACATATGTTCCTACACAGTTTGGTACATTAGGTGGATCTCAAATATATCAAGGAGCTACAAAAATTCCTTTTAGTGGTCAACAAGCCCCTGCACCTGTAGATAAAGTATGTCCTCCTGGTCAGATCTTTGATGAAAAAACTCAGATGTGTGTTGTTGCTCCAATGCAAAATCAAAGCAATGATGATGATGATAACTTTAATCCTCCACCAGAAAGAGATTATACTGACTATCTTAATTCTTATGGGTCAATAGATTGGTCAGATCCAGAAGCTTTTAATAAGTATCTTGATGATGTTACTACTGTAAAAGAAACTGGCACTGAAAATCAAATACCAGGTGTTTTTGGACTTATATCTAAAACAGTATCACCAGCTATAAATGAAGTAAATGCTTTATCTAAACTTAAAGCAGCAGAGTTAATAGCACAAGCATCAGGAAATGAAGAAGCTACAGCAGCTGCTCAAGCTAAAATAGAAACATACTTAAAAAAATCTGGTGGATTTGTAAATAGTTTTCTTGGAAAAGGCGCTGCGGGTAATGGTTTTGGATTTGCTAATGCTATTTTTGGTGATGAGTTAAAACTAAAAGGTCTTAATATTAATAACTGGAAAGATTGGGAATCTAAAGAGAGAGATATATTTAAAAAAATTATAGCTAGCCGTAGCAAACCAAAACCTGAAGTTACATCTACAAGTAAATCTACATCCAAAACTCAAAGTAAAATTGATGCATCTTCAAGATTAAGTGCACAACAATCTAAACAAGATGAACAAAGAGGACAAGATAAACGTGATGCTAGGGCCAGAGCAAAATCTATTTCTAATTCAGCCTCTAAATTAAGGCAGGGTGAAGGTAATATGACACGAGTTCAAACAGTTGCAAAACAAAAAGAAAAAGAAAGAGCAACAAGTAATGCAGGTAAAGCAGCAAATGCTAAAAAGAAAAAAGATGACGATGCCCAAAAAAAATCAGGAGCCACAAGAGGTATAGGTGGTGAATTTGGTAGGAATAAAGGAGGATTAATGAGACGTAATAGAATAAAATAATAATACAACGATAAGGCTACCCAGCTATACTGCTGGCCCCAACATAAGGAATATAATATGCCTGAACTAAATACAATAGAATCCCCAAAGACTGCAGGTTTTGTAGATCGTGGATATAACAATAATAAAAAACGTGCAGCTATGGAAGCTGAAGAGAAAGAAATTGCACGACTAGAGGCAGAGGCTCGTGGAGAAGAGTACAAAGAAGAATCCGATGGCGAAGGATCTGAGACAACCGAAGTATCGGATGCAAGTAGTTCCAAACAAAAAGAAACCCAAGCGGAAGGCGAAGCATCAGAAGATGATTCAAACCTAAGCCGTGAAGAGAAGTCTTTTAAGAAACGTTACGGAGATCTTAGACGCCACATGGCGGATAAAGAAAAAGAATGGCAAGAAAAAGTAGATCAAGCTGGTGCATATGGACGTGGTGACACTCTTATACCCCCTAAGTCAGATGAAGATATAGCAGAATGGGCTGCTCAAAATCCTGATGTAGCTGGTCTAGTGGAAACTATCGCTGCTAAAAAAGCAGAAGAGATGTTTAGTAAAGCTGATTCTCGTCTACAAAAATTAGATGAGTTACAGAACGAAGCTGTACGTAAGACAGCTGAAGCTACTATTACTCAGTCTCACTCAGACTTTCAGAGTATTAAAGATTCTGATGAGTTTCATGACTGGGCTGAAGAGCAACCTAAATGGGTTCAAGATGCTGTGTATGAAAATGCAGATGACCCACGTTCTGTAATTAGAGTTTTAGATCTATATAAGATCGACAAAGGATTAACTAAAGAAGCTAAGAAAGCCAACACAAAGGCAGCAGCTTCTATTGTTAGTAAGACTTCAAAGACTAAAGTAGATGCTGATGAGGCTGGTGGACAGATCCGTGAGTCTGATGTAGCTAAGATGTCTTCTAAAGACTTTGAAACTAACGTAGATGAAATTAATAAAGCCATGCGTACTGGCAAATTTATCTACGATATTTCTGGAAGTGCACGTTAATACTTGACAATTGCAAAGATAGAAGTATAACTAAGAGCAGATTACAAAGAGCCTCCCTTGGGACTACCTCTTATTCTACTCCCCAAAACTTAAACACACTATTAAGAACTACCTGACTAAGTACAGGCCCAAGTCTTTATCGGTTGGCCGACTGATCTTGACTTGCACCCTAGAAAATATTCAGCCTCTTTACAATGATGTTTAGTTTATTGAGTCGAGGTGCACAGCAACTCACTCTTATGTGTATCTCAATTTCATAAAGCCTAACACTTAACAGGAGGATTTATCCAATGGCTTTTACAACCGCAACAGGTTACGGCAATTTACCAAATGGTAATTTTAGCCCCGTAATCTATTCTAAAAAAGTACAGCTTGCATTCCGCAAGAGCACTGTATGTGGCGACATTACGAACTCTGATTATTTTGGCGAGATTGCATCACAAGGTGATACCGTAAAGATAATTAAAGAGCCAGAAATTTCTGTGTCGCAGTATGCACGTGGTACGAACGTGACCGCCCAAGATTTACAGGATGACGATTTTTCATTAGTCATTGATAAAGCTAACTATTTTGCTTTTAAGATGGACGATATTGAAGAAGCTCATGGACATGTAAATTTCATGGACCTTGCAACTAATCGTGCTGCATACCGTTTAGCTGATAATCATGACCAAGAAGTTCTTGGCTATATGTCTGGCTATGCACAGTCTGCTAATCATGCTGTTGCTGGTGCACTTAACACAACTGTTAATGGTACTAAAGCAGTTTCTACTGCAGGTTCAAATGAGTTACTATCCTCAATGCAGCTCCACAAGGGAGATTTTGGGAATATAACTACTACATCTGCTGGCACTCACTCAATTCCTGTGACTGCTCGTATGCCTGGTGCAACTTCACTTCCAACTGCTACTGTTTCTCCTGCAATGATTATCTCACGCATGAAGCGTTTGCTTGATCAACAGCAGGTTGACTCACAAGGTCGTTGGCTTGTAGTTGATCCAGTATTCATGGAAATCCTAGCTGATGAAGATTCACGCTTCATGAACGCAGATTTTGGTGAGTCAGGTGGACTACGTAATGGTCTTGCTGTGAACAACTTCCACGGCTTCCGTGTATATTCCTCATCTAATTTACCATCAGTAGGTACTGGATCAGGAACTGCAGGTACAGCTAACCAATTGACTAACTTCGGAGTTATCGTAGCTGGTCATGATAGTGCTGTAGCAACTGCGGAGCAGATCAACAAAACTGAAACATATCGTGACCCTGACAGCTTTGCTGACATTGTTCGTGGTATGCACCTATACGGTAGGAAGATACTTCGGCCTGAAGCTATCGTCACTGCTCGTTATAACGCAGCTTAAGGGAGATATAAACTATGGCTACTTATGACATGACTTCCAGTGATACCGCTGGTGTTGGAGCAAACGTTCTTGCTGTTCCAACAGTAGTTGGTAATACTGTACGAACCATTGAAGCAATACTAGATATTGATGCAATGGTAACTGCTGGTTACTCTGGCGCAGATGGGGACATCTTTCAATTACTTGAAGTCCCAGCTGAATCAGTAGTAGTTGCTGCTGGTGCAGAAATCATGAAGTCCTTTACAGGTTCTTGTACTTGTAATATCGACTTTGGTGGTGGAGATGACATCATTGACGGTGCTGCTTTAGATGCTGCTGCTGGTACATACCTTGTAAAAGGTAGTAACGGTGAAGCTAATATTGTAAACACTGGTGCAGCTTCTACTTTTGCAGCAGAATCACTTGCATGTGTTGGTGCAGCAGATACCATTGACGTAGTTGTCGCTGGTGCTGCTCCTGCAACTGGACGCCTTCGGGTCTATGCAGTAATTGCAGATGTTTCAGCTGCTCATACTGAGGCTGCCGCAGCCCAGCGTGACTTGCTGTAATACTACAATAAACTTTGGGGCTGGCATAACGCTGGCCCCATTGCTACATCTTAAGGGAACATAATGGCACTTACATTTCTTTCATTAACTAATGATGTTATTACTCGCATGAACGAAGTATTACTTACTTCTGCTAACTTTACTAATGCTAGAGGTGTTCAAATACAATGTCAAAACGCTGTTAATGAAGCTATAAGATATATTAATCAAAGAGAGTTTGGTTATTCTTTTAACCATGCTTCAAATATTTCTACTCTAGTTCCAGGTCAATGTAGATACACTTTACCTACAAGCACCAAATCAGTTGATTATAATACTGCTAGAATTAAAAAAGATAGTGATCTTAATGTAGCAGGTAATAATTTAACTACTCTTAATTATAATGAATATATAGAAAGAGATTACGCTAATGAAGAAGATGAAGTTATTGCAACAACTTTAAATGGATCACATTCAAGTTCTGTTACAACTTTAACTTTAACTTCCACTACAGGTCTAACTGCAACAGGCACTGTTTACATTGGTAGTGAACAAGTTACATACACTGGAATATTAGGTAATGATATTACAGGTTGTACAAGAGGCGCAACTAGTACAACAGCTGCTGCTCATAGTAGTGGTACTGCGGTAACTCAGTTTGATGCCGGCGGTGTTCCTAGAAATATAGTACGGACACCAGATAATAATTATTTATTATATCCTTATCCAGATAAAGAATATACATTAACGTTTGATTACTTTACATTTCCTGATAACTTATCAGCACATGGAGATACGACAAGCATACCTGAAAGGTTCTCACCTGTTATTGTAGATGGTGCTACATCTTTTGTTTATCAGTATCGTGGTGAGATGCAACAGTATCAATTAAATTTTGGTAGGTTTGAGCAAGGCATAAAGAATATGCAGAGCTTACTTATTAATAAGTATGAGTATATAAGATCTACAGTGCTTATAACACCTAGAGGTTCTGCCAACTTTATGTCAGGGGTTATCTCGTAATGCCAGATAGCTCAGAAGTAAGAATTGAAGCGTTTAATTGTGAGGGTGGTTTAGTTTTAAATCGCTCTACTTTTCTTATGAAACCCGGAGAAGCTTTAAAGTTAGAAAACTTTGAGCCTGACATTGAGGGTGGTTATCGTAGGCTAAGTGGACACAGAAAATTTGTAAATCAAGTAGTGCCAGTAACTGCTAGTAGTGGTGAAAAGGTATTAATGGTTTCAAAGTTTGCAGATAAAGTGTTAGCTGCTAGAGGTGAAAAGATCTTTAGTTCAGCATCTACTGAGTCAGCAGCAGAGATTGCTTCTACTACTGGTATGACAGGATCAGGTTCTATTACAGTAGACAGTACTACTGGTTTTTCTACTAGTGGCTCTATACAAATTGACAATGAATTATTTACATATACAGGTGTTACAAATTCAAGTTTTACAGGTGTAACAAGAGCAACTGCTAGTACAACAGCAGCTGCACATTTAATTAATTCCGTTGTATCTGAAAATTGGACAGAAAGAGACACAGGCAGAAGTAGTGCTGACAAGTATCGTTTTGAAAGATTTAATTTTGATGGTAACGATAAGATTATTTTTGTAGATGGGGCTAACGCTCCTGTTGTGTTTAATACTTCTATAGCTGCAACTGATGTAGGTGCTAGTTCTGTAGCAGGTTCTAAGTTCGTAGCTGCTTACAGAGAACATATGTTCTACGCAGGTAAGTCTACTACCCCACAAGAATTAATATTTAGTGTACCTTTTGATGAAGATGATTTTACAGCGTCTGATGGTGCAGGTAGTATTAAAGTAGATGATAACATTGTAGGTCTAAAAGTATTTCGTGAAAGTTTGTTTATCTTTTGTGAGAATAGAATATTTAAACTTACAGGTTCTACACTAAGTAACTTTGCAATACAACCTGTAACTAGAAACATTGGCTGTATTAATGGAGATACAATACAGGAATTTGCAGGAGACTTAGTATTTCTTGGACCTGATGGACTAAGAACAGTAGCAGCTACTGCAAAGATTGGTGATGTTGAACTTGGTACAATAAGTAGAAACATACAATCTATTTTTGATACTAATATAAGAGATGCTGCACTTTTTGAAAGTGTAACTATACCTGATAAAACACAGTACAGAATATTCTTTACTAAAGATGGACAAACAGATAGTCTTACAAGAGGGGCTATTTGTGTGATGAAGGGTGAGGGGTTTGAGTTTTCGGAAATAAGGGGAATAAGACCCTCTTGTGCAGATACATTTATAAGTACAGGAGATGTTTTTGTTTTACATGGAGACTTTAGAGGTTTTGTACACAGGCAAGAGTCTGGTAATACCTTTGATGGAACCGTTATACTAGGTAACTATAGAAGCCCTGACATGAGTTTTGGAGATACAGGTATCCGTAAACACATGAATAGGGTTATTATTAACTATAAACCTGAATCAGCTATTGATGCTGATTTGTTTTTACGTTATGATAACGAAGATTCTAATTCAGCTAGACCTGATCCTTATCCGTTAGATTCTTCAAGAGTTGCAGCACAGTATGGCGTTGCAACATATAGCACATCTTCAGGTGCAACACAATTTGTTTATGGTGGGGCTTCACAACCACTAGTAAGACAGGCAGTTGAGGGTTCAGGCTTTTCGGTTGCATTAAAAGTAGATGATGGTGGTGAAACTGCACCGTATTCACTTAAAGGTTTTCAGTTAGAGTATCAATTAGGAGCTAGACGTTAAATGGGTAATACATACACTAGGCAATCTTCGTACACTGACGGTGACGTAATACAAGCAAGCAATACAAACAATGAGTTTGATCAGCTTGTTTCTGCCTTTAACGAATCTACAGGACACACGCACGATGGTACAT